GCTCTTTACGTTCATCATGGCTGCGAAGAGATCATCAGCCGCCAGGGTGCTGCCCTGGGGGGTGAGGGTCTGAATACCGCTAGTTGCGAGCAACTTGGTCGCGAGGTATGCCTCGACCGCCTTGTCCAACTCAAACAAACCGCGATTGTCGATAGACGAACGCAGGAAGGCGTTGTCCTCGATGAGTTCGTCACTCTCGTAGTACCAGCCCGCGATTTTCTCAAGGCTGACCGTCTTGGGGTCATACGGAATATGGAATTGTGGCTTTTGCGCTGCTTCGGCTACTACCGCGGGCGCGCCCTCGGTTGCTCCGAGTACGAAATACTTCAGGCTGGTGCCGCTGATGGTTTCGCTACCAAACAGGCTGCGCAGCTGAAGGTCACGGGGTACCGTGTCAATGACATTCTGCGAAACTACCTCAATAGGGGTAGACAGGTGAATATCGGTTGCGGCTTTGAAGCCGTATGCGGTGCCTGCGGTCTTGCTGGTGCCCGCGTTGATACCCGCAAAGTCGAGGTTCTTGGCGGCAAATGCGCCGAGGGTCTTCGGGGTTTCTTCTGCGACCGCCTTTACGGTCGGGGTGCTAAAGGTCTTGAGCATTTCGTCCGCCTTTTCTGCCTCTTCGATGGCTGCCTGGATTTCTTCGGCGTCTTCTACCGCCTGGGCGAGGGTTTCGGCGGCTTCTTCGTCGCCGTCCTCGAGGGCGCTTTTCAACTGGGCGATTTCGTCCAGCTTCGCGTCCATTTTCTCTTTCAGGTTCATCTGGTTGTCCTTCCGTTGAGAATTGTCTGTGCTTTGTCTATGAGTTCGCTGTAATCCTTCGGCTCTTCCGCGTTGGCTTCCTCTTCCGCGTTGGCTTCGGGTGCTGGCTCTTCGGCTTCAAGTAAGCCGTTGACAATGATTTGGATTTCGGCGAGTTCTTCCTGGGCGTCGTTTACCTTGTCGAGGATCTCCCGCAACTGTTGGGCGTCCTTGGCTGAATTGCGGCGCCCTGATTTCTGGCAACCTGCACACTTAATTTCGACGATTTGCGCGTGCTGGTTAGCCGGTATCTGCACGAGGGATACTTCAAAAATTTCTAGCTCCCGCAGCTCGTTTGCCTTGCGTCCGTCGTCGAGGGTTACTTCCCCCCACTCCCTCACGTCAAACGCGAAGGAGAATTGGTACAGGCGCCCTTCTTGGGCGAGCTTGCGGGTGTATTGGGCTTTTTCGTTTTCGGCGTCAAACTCGGCGGTGACGAGCAGGCCCTTTTCGTCTTCTTCAAACTCGATAACGCGCCCGATGTTGTATGCGGGGTCTGTCGTGTTGTGACCATAAAGAAGGGGCATGTATACCCCGTCACCCATTTTCTCCCGCCACTTCTCCAGGCTTTTGGTGAATGCCCCTTTTGCGATTACGTCCCCGTATGCGTCGGGTTCGCGGTCGAAGGTCGAGGCGTATCCGATAACGCGCCCGCCGTCTAGTTGTGCGTTTTCTTGCGCTGATTTGTACGCTGGCATGGTTTCTCCTAACTTACCGAAATGGTGACCGTACACTGGCAGTTCGCCACGTCTGCGGCGTCTAGTGCTGTTGCGTCCCCTGGGAACATGGCGCCGTTTGAAAACTCTTCGTCATAAGGCACCGTCTCACGTCCATGGCAATATGTGACGCCCTCGGGTTGCTACTTGTCACTTCCCAGGTTTTGGTCGCCTGTCTGTCGGGTGCGCATTGGTTTATAGCTTCGAGGGCTGAAAACCCTGCGACCGCCGTGGCAAACGCCGCGCCGCCTGTCTCTGCTCGGGCGTCTTCGGCGTAGTCGAACACCCCCGCGTGCGTGGCGTGTTCGGCGTCTTCGTCGCCGTCCCAGTCCTCTACCGCGTCCAGCTCTTCTTTGGTCTTGCGGTTTATCCAGCGGGCGCGTGCATCGCTCATGGCGCGAAGGTAGGCGTCTGTCCGCTCTTCGCTGTAGTCTTCGTCGTCAATGTCTAGGGCGGCTAGCGTGCGCCGTGCGCCTTGGGTGCATTGCCTGACCGCTATGGGGTGCAGGGTGTCGGACAGCTCACGGTCCCACCGCTCTTCGTCCCACCAGTCGTCGGCTTTACTCCCGCGTGCTTTCTCTGCGCCTATCTTCGGCAGTACGCTATTTCGTTGGCGCCTGAAAAACTTACGCAGGGCTTCGGTCATTTCCTCGGTTTGTTCTTCGTCTGGTTTAGCCTTGTAGAGCGTTTCTGCGGCTTTAGTTTCCTCGGGGGCTGCCTTGGGTAGGGCTGGCACAAAATCGGGCGCCAGCGTCAACGTGGGCGCGTCTAGTTGCCCTGAAGCGAGTACGTTTAGCGGCGTGATTAGTTCGTCGCCACCGTCTAGCGCGGGAAGGTTCAATTTTGCGCGCGCTTCGTTGCGCGTGAGGATCGGGGCGCCTGCGGCTGCCTGGATTGCCGCGAGCTTTTCCTCAAAGGTCCCTTCCGTCTTTATGGTTATGTCGTACTCGACATAGTGTCGTTCTGGTTCGCCTACCCTTGGCAATAAAAACGTGTTTATGCGCTCGGTCACTTCCATAAGGCTAGGGGCGAGCGCGTCGTTGTAGAGCGCGCGCGCGTTGTCCTTGGCGCTTGCGTAGGTTTGCCCGCTCCCAGGCCATAGCAGCGCGGGGTTGAAATGGTAAACGCCCGCCACGTCTTCGCGCCCGAGCTTCTTGGCTTCGCTCCATTGCGCGTCGCGACTATTGAATTGGAGCTGTGCAATCTCCATGCCGTCCTCGAGGATAGGCATCCCGCCGCCGTCTGCGGCGTCACGCCCCGCCCAGGAGTTATTCCATGTGGTACGGAACCGCTCGAAGCTGTCGTCATCCCACTTTTCAACATCTTTGGGGCGCTTCACGTAGGCGTTGAAACGCCCGCCCCTCTGCCACATCTGCCGGCGGAAGGTGTTGCTTTCCACCTGTTCGTGTAGCGTGTCCTTCAATGCTTGCACGGGTGCGCTTGCCATCATGGGGTCGCCTGGGTTGTACCCATGGAATAACAGAAAACGGTCGCGCCCGACCCTGACATAGGGCGCGCAGCGTCCGATGGTTATATATTCGGGCGCGAAGGCGTTCTCCCCTTCGTAGTCAATGACCCAGCTTGCGGGTATGTGGCGCAACTGCCAGCCGCTTGGGCTGTCGGCAGGAAGGGTCAATACTAGCGACCGCCCGTACAAGAAGAGGTCGCTATAAATTGCGCGCTTCAATTCGTAGGCGGTCATATCATCGTTGGGGCGCTCCAACAATAACGCGGCGGGGCTATCGAGAACCCGCTCCCTGTCATCGTTGCTTACGCGGTCGTAGACTTTCCAGGGGACTTGCGCGGCGTTGTCTGCTAGGAACGAAACGGCGGCGCGCAGGTTCGGCTGCGTGGCGTAGAGCGCCGCGGTGTCGAGGTTGGCTACTTGCACCCCATACGTGCCAGGGTAGTACCGCCACTGGTAGCGATACCCGAGCAGCCTGTCTAGTATTCCCATACTCTAAACCGTCCTAACCCCTCTGTCCTTGTATACCGATTGGTAAATCTTCGTTTCTGTCCGTCCTACGGTCGCGAGCCCGTATGCCATCGTTAGTGCCACCAGCGGGCTAATATCGGCGTCACTTCCCCGCCTATCCCACGCCCAGGCGCCATCGCCCATCGGTTTGGTCTGGGCGATTTGCGCGGCGTAGTCGAGGGCAGGCTGCGGTATGTGGTGCAGGGGTTGCGCGCCGTTTTCTTCCGTGGCGGTGATGGCGTCGTAAAATCTCCCCGTCCAGGCGCCTATGTCGCGCCCTTCGCAAAGCGTTATTTCTAGCCCGTCGATGGCTTTTAGTTCGTCTAGGTGGCTCGTAATACTTGCCCCGCGCCCCTGTAGGGCTATTTTCATCGGGTGGCGGGCGGCGTTTTTGCTTAGCAGGTTTCTTGCCCAGTCAAAGCCTGTCCTGTAGGCTTCGACTTCCCCGTGCCAGCTCCCGTCTTCGCGCCTTGCGACAAACGCAATCGCGGTGTTCGTTCGGTCGGCGGACATGTCTATGCCCCAGAATAGTTCGGCGTCTTCGGCTTCGGCTCCATGGTCTTGCCACATCTCCCACGCTCCCGCGGGGAAAGCGCACGGCTTCATAGCTTCGACCCATTGGCACAAGCACTCTGTGCGAAAAATGGGCTCGGGGTCGTGGACCGCGTCGCTCTTTAGGGCGCGCTCGGTCATGAAGCCATAGCCTAACGATGGGTTAGCCTGTGCCCAGGCTTCTTTATCCATGACGGCGGCACCTGGGGGTGCGCTCCACTCAAAGAGCGCCACCGTGTCGTCGTCGGTGTCTATCGGTTCGCCGTCTTCGTCTTCGGGCTCTGGCATGGCTGCGAGTACAGCATCGGCTATGCCGTCGGGGTCACCGAGGGCGCTATGGGCCCTCATGCGGAAGTGTCGCAGCACCACGCTTTGCGCGTCGCCTGCGTTTGATAGCCCTATCAAAATCCCGTTCGGGCGGGCGTTGGTGGTCTTTGATACCGCGCTCCAGCCGTCCCAGGTGGTTTGTTCGCGTAATTCGTCAATGAGCACGAGGTCGCTTCTCTTGCCGCGTGCGCCTTTTCGGGTCGCTGCGACAATTTTGTAATGCGCGCCGCTTTTTAGTTCGAAGTCTTTCTTCCCGTTAACTTTGCCTATGCGGTCGATCATGGCGGCGAGTTCGGGCTGCGCTTCGGCTCGGTCTATTGCCGCGTCCCAGACCTCTTCGGCGGTGTCTAGGTTTTGCGCGGTCCCTAGTACCAGGCGGGAGTCGAGCGCGTACATGAAAAATAACGCAATCAATTCTGCAAATAGGCTTTTGCCGTTTTGGCGTCCGATTAGTACGAATACCTTACGAAAACGAAACAGCCAGCCCTCTTCTAGGTCGCCGTCTACCTCGAGCGCATGAATGGCGAGCCACTTTTGCCACGGCAATAGCTCCACTTCACACACTTCGCGGCACCACTCGATAAACGCAAAGCCCAGGCTTGTACGTTCGTTTAGTTCTCTTAGTGGTGGCGTAAAAATGCGAGGCTCTTCCTTGCCCCTCATTGCGCGACCTTCTTTATGGTCTGTGCGTACTTCCTAAACTCGAGCATTTTCGGCGTAGATGGTGCCTGCTTGCCTAGAATTTCCTGCAGGGCGTTTAGCGTCTGCAGGTAGGTTTTCACTAGCGCGTTGTAGGCGTCAAAGCCAGGGTTTCGTCTAATGCCTGCTTGCCCGCCGCCGTTGTTGTAGGCGATTACTAGCGGCGAATTTTCCAAGCCGAGCCGCGTCTCTTCGAGTTTCTTTTTCTGAAACGTCAAATCATCCACCAACTCCATGGCGTGCGCGCGGTATGCTTCGGGCACACTTGCGCAGATTTTTTCGGCGGCTTTACTCATGTTTTACCCCTCTAGTTTTTGGGCTGTCTGTCCCGTGAATTGCTCCCAGCGGCCTATGATTACGTCGCAATAATGCGGGTCTAGCTCCATGAGGTACGCGTTGCGTCCTAACTGTTCGGCGGCTATGGCGGTTGTGCCACTTCCCCCAAATAGGTCGAGCACGTTCTCCCCTTCACGTGAGCTGTTGAAAATCAAACGCGCGATTATCTTCACGGGCTTCACGGTCGGGTGTAGGTCGGCGGCTGCGGGCTTATTGGCTCGCAGTATTGTCGTTTCCTGGTCGTGCCCGAGTAGCTTTTCGCACAACTCGATGAGTTCGTCTTTCTTCATGGTCGATAATGGCGCATCCTCGACCACCGTTGCTTCTTGGCGGCTTGCGGTGAAATAGTGCGCCGCTCCCGATTTCCAGCCGTAGAAACATAATTCGTGCATCCCTTGGTAGTCACTATTCCGCCCCATGACGAAATGCGACTTTACCCAGACCAGCTGTTCGTGGATTTTCCACGCGGCTATACTCTTTATGGCTTGCTCAAACTCTGCGTTATGTAGTCCCGCAAAAAAGACGTAATAGCCGGCACCTGGTTTCATGTGTTCGTTCGCGTTGCTAAATGCCGCGGTCAAAAACTCGACAAAAACGCCTTCGGGCATCTTGTCATTCATAATGGCGACCCCATTGTTTGAACTGTGGGGCCGCTCCGTGGTTGCAATGTCTACGTTGTAAGGCGGGTCGGTGACGAGCAGATCCATTACACCCCCCCCCCACAAGGCGGGCTACGTCTTCGGGCTTCGTACTATCGCCGCATAACAAACGATGATTTCCTAGTTGCCACAACTCCCCCGCGGCTACCCTTGCGGGTACTTTGGCGGGAAGGTCGTCT